ATCACGATTTCATAACCTTTGTCAATAGTTTTGATCATTCTTTCGATAATTTCTTTGTTTCTTTTCTCATTGTCGTATACAAAAACGACATCTTTGCCCTTGAGCAAATCCCAATCTACGTCTGCACCTGCCATAGCGATCCCATTGTCAAGAAACATACTATCAAAAGGACCTTCTGTAATATACGATGTCCTGTTAAAGTCAACTCGATTTAATCCAAAAACTTTAGTCTTGGATTCATCTAACATTATGGTGATGTATCTGAGTTTGTCTCTGGGGTCGAGGGATCTTCCTTGGAATCCGAACCATTTACCTGTTTGATCTCGAAATGGGAGGATGATCCGAGGGTGATCTTTCTGTCCCTCTTTAAACGATGGTTTCTGTTCGTTAACCCAAGTACAGAATCGGTCTGTGTAGTATATTTCTTTATGAAATTGTCTAGGGATTTGTCTTTCAATTAAGTATTTTTTTGCAGTGTGCTCATTATTTAGATCGGCAATAGTTTTCAGATTTCCAGTCTTTTGAAAAACTGGTTTCTTAAATTTTGGTTTCGGAACATATGATCCTTTACCTGTAGTGCCTTTCTTATATCTCTCCATGATGTATTCATCATAGAGATCTGGTGCTTGATCTTTTAAAAAATTAGGCAAAGTCCTACCAACACCACAGTTGTGGCATTTGTATACCATGTCTGTTTTTAGACGAAAAAAATACCCCCTTGCCTTATTCTTGTGCTTTTGAGAGTCACCACAATAAGGACAACGGAAGTTGTAAAGATCGTTCTTTTTTCTGGTAAATTTATCTAGTCTGCCTGACAGTAAACTTACATAATGGGCATCAACAAATTCAGACAAGTCGATCTGCTTTAGGCAGTTCTATCATACTTGTGTTTGCTGAGTTTGTCAAGTTTGACTTTTGAAGTATTTTTTGTCCGACTGGACTAACGAGGAAAGATATAATAGAAAGAGCACCAAAAATAGACCACATTTTCTTTTCCATGAGTCTAAGACGCTCGTCGATTTTTCGTATGTCACGTTCGCACCCCTTTTTAATTTGTTCTGTATCACGATTGAGATCAGAATGCAACCTATCAATCTTTTCAAATAATACTTGGTCTATCTTATCTTGCTTATCAAGTTTCTCATTATGTACAGCAAGAAGTTGACCCATCTTTACAGAGTTTTCCTGTAGAGAGTCAACTACTTTTTCAAGTCTTTCTAATATTGCTGAGTTAATGTCTGACATTTCATCTGGTTGCGTCCATTTCTGCTCCAACTCTTGCCTGCTTTTTCAACTGTGATGTTTTCATCTGTAGTTGCTTCTGCAACTCTTGTTTTTTGAGCATTATCTTTTTCTTCTCAATAGCAATTTTATTTGTTGCTTGTTGTTGCTTCATTGATGCATCGTTCTGTTCTTGGACATTACGCATATGTTTCATACGTTTGTCGTAGAAGAACTTTGCTGCGTTAGCAGGAAGAATTCTTTCTATGCTGATGTCTTTCCTTGCTGAAGGAGCGATCACCATGCGTAGTTTACGAGCGAGTTCGGCAGGAGAGTTTGCATAGATTACGGTCTCACCGACCTCTGGTAGACTTACCTTGTATTGAAATAGTCTTGAAGGTTGTTTTGGGTTTTCCTTAGATTCAGTTACCTCTTCACAACACTTCTCATTTGCTTTTCTTTTCTGGATCTTCTTTCGGAACTTAATGACAGGATCATAACCCGCAACAGGTCCTTTGGCAGCAGCACTACCACTAAAACCTCCAGTACCAGCAGTCATTAATGTCATAGTTTTACGAGTTCCTCTTGAATATCATCATCTATGGGTAAATCAGGCAACATGCCTATGGGATATTTATTTAAAAATAAAAGGAATGTCTTCAAATAGCACCAGTATTCTCTTTCTAATCGAAAGAATAATAAAGGAGTAGCTGATTCACCAAAAACATTATAAAGTATGATTAAGTGATTAATAATAAGATGAGTCCTCAACGGACCTCCTCTCACATAACGCTTCAAGAGTCTTTTCAGATACTTGAAGCGTTTCATATCTTCGTCAAAATCCTCTCTAGTTACACAGTGAGGATTTTCATAATGCTTTATGGCGAACAGAATGTAATTTGTTTCATTCAGTTCGTCAAATTTCATTTAGAATTAATTAACTTGCAGTAAATGTTGCAGTAGAGCCAGATCCACCTGCACCAACTACATCACCAGTGGCAAATGCCTTGTCAGAAGTTGCACCACCAGTGGTGTCAACGATTGTTCCAGAGATTGTTTGTGCTTGGATAGCGTGTGCTTTACCAGTTGCAGCAGCAGTAAATGTAAACTCAACACGGTTTGTTGAAGTTTGTGCAGCAGCAGTTGCAGTAATATTTGCAGAGTCAGTAGTATTTCTGACGACTAGAGTTGCACCATTGGAAACATTAACTTGCTCGTTGTAGATAACAACAACAGTTCCAGTTGCTCCACCAGCGTATCCAGTCTCTTCAAAGAACACAGCAGTAATATCTGCAGCACCAAGAGTATTAGTACCTCTACCACCTGCTCCGACTAAACCATCAACTGCAACGAGGATTTCGTCCCAATATTCAGTTTTAGCAGCGTTTTTATAGTGACGTAATACCCAACCACTTGAGGTCGCGAAAATATTTTGAGGGTCTACACCGCTACCTCTTACCGCCCACTTCGGTTTTGATTCGTCTGCGTCGGTAACACCATAAAGTGCCATGTTCTATGCTCCTAAGATCTTAAAATTCCTACAATTATTTATAAAAAAGAAGGGTTCTAAGACCCCTCTAAAATCGCCTGTAAGAGTTATTCTTTAGCAGCGAGTGCTTCTTTTACTTTTTCAAATAGAGCATCGTCAGCAGTCGTTTTGGTTAGTTTGACCGCCTTTCCAATGATCAATAGACAAATTTCGATAAGTTTTTCACCAAGTTCTGCATCATCAGGAATTTTCTTGACAGCAGAATCGATTACTTTGTATGCCAATGGCATTAAAAAATTTCCAATCATGATTCTAAGTTAAGGTCTAAAATATATAGGCTCTAATCGTAGTTCTTTTTACCACCCTTCATGTAACCAGACCCCTTCTTGTCATAGAAGCGTACTCCTTTCTCTTTAGTGTCTTTGTATAACTTGTCTTTAGCTGCTTTACCTTTTGCCACGATGTCCTTAAATCTTTTTGCTTTTGCTTCTTTATGTTTTTGATCAGCTTTGGCAATGATCTCATTCTTTAGGTCAGAGGTTTCATCTATCATGTTCCTAGTCCTCTACCCTTGTCATAATTATCTTTACCACCATAACGTGCCATGGTGTTTACATAATCTTGAGTAGACTTGAATCCTCTCTTCTTAGCATCAGCAGCAGTTTGTTTCTTAGCATCTGCTGCTTTCTTATACTTACCAGTTCCCATAGTAGACTTTTCGCCTTTTACTTTCTTTGACTGTCTACTACCACCAGACATGATCGCACCTTTACCATACTTGGCTGTAATACTTTTCTTTACAAGGTCAAGTGCAGTATCTTTCTGCTTTGGTGCAGTTGGTTTTTTAGTTCCACCTTTGACGTAACCAGTTTCTTTCTTTAATCTAGTTACTTCATTGAACGTTAGTATCGAAGACTCACTGCTTTTTTGATCGCTTTCTTCTGAGACTTCTTCTTTACTAGCATAAATTTCTTGTTGTTGTTTTTTATATAGGTTGGTAGAAAAATTAAATGCTTCTTTCTTAAGATAATCTACCAATTCTACAGATTCTCTTTCCATATGTTTGGTTACATAATACCCACCAACAGCACCGTACTTTCCTTGTCTTCTAAGGTCATTTCTTTCTTTTCTTCTTTTTGCTGCTGCTCTTTCTTTTGCTGCTTCTTTATTTTGTGCCTTAAACCTTGCCTTTTGTTGTGCTCGTTGTTCTGCTTCTTTGTCTAAGTAATAACTTTTTTCCTCATTCTTAGGACGACAATCAGGAACTAACTTACCACCTTTCATCTTCATACCAACTTTCTTATGAGTCTTCCAACACTCTACAAAACGTTTGAATCCTTCAACTGATTCTTTCTTCATACCCTTAGTCTTCACACCACGTTTCTCTTTGTGTGCTTTATGTCTTGCATCCATTGCTACAAGTCTTTCAGCAGGATCAGCAGCATTACCACCTTTGCCTGATGCTCTCATGTTTCTGATAGATGCCTTACCATAGTTAGAGCGACCACGCTCTAGACTCAATCTTTGATTGTCACTATCTTTTTGTCTTTCATTTATTTGATCTAACTGATCTAACGCTTCACTTGACCAGTATACTTCTGGTTCTTCCTTGACTAACATGCCATCCTTACCTTCTTTGTATCCCTCAGGTATAGGTTTGCACTTCTCATCATCATAGCAATAGTATTGCCCTTCACCACATGACTTGTGACCTTCATCTACAAACTTAACTGGCATTGAAACAGTTCCTTTGCCTGGCACATACTTTGTAGTTCTAGGTTTCTTAGGATCGTCACTCTTGAAGTCTCTATGAAGTTTATTATATGCCTTTCGGGTCATCTTAATTTCTTCATTAGCAATATCAGGACCGTCGTTAACATCATCT